ATATTATCGCTTGTTACAACGGACATTTTATTGGAATCGAGTGTAAGGCTAATGGCAATAAACCAACGGCGTTACAGAACAAACACTTGAGTGACATTAAAAAAGCGGGTGGATATTCTATGGTGATTGATGAAACAGACATAGACGCATTAGAATTATTTTTTAAAACGCAAGAATACAGATTTAACTTTATTGAGAGGATAGATACATGAGAGCAAATTCAAGAAACGATGTTGTCGATCGACCTAAGCATTACACTATGACAAAGTTTGAAGTCATAGATGTTCTACAAGAGTTTTTTCCTGAAGACCCATTGTTATGGCAGTGCGGCAAATACCTGATGAGATGTAAACATAAGGGAAACCCAATTCAAGACCTAAAGAAAATGATATGGTATGCCCAAAGGCAGATAAAAGCATATGAGGATAAAGGCGTTGAGTGACTTTACCCATGCCCTACTAGATGACGAGGGCGAGATTATCAGGAAGTATAGGTGGAGTAAAAGTGAAGCAAAGTGGTTTACTGAAAATCATTTTCAAGGTAGGATAGTAAGATTAAAACAATCGAAACCAACACAACAAGTCTCACAATACGAATTAGCGTTTGATAATTGTGAGGAATGTTTATTTTAAACGAAAGGAAAAGGAATGAGTAGATTTCAAGTCGAGGAAATTGCTAAAAGAAAGCGAGAAAGGCAAGAGAGAAAAGAAATTGCTATTGAGAGGGCTAAAGAGTTTATGATAAAAAACCCAACGGCTTCCAGAAGTAGAGTAGCAACTTATGCGGGTGTAGCCGTAGTAATCTTAGAAAGTTGGGGAGTTGTTTTACCTAAACCCCTTACAGCCGAGTCAAAGCGAATGAAAACTTCGTGGGCAAAGGGACATATGTTATGAGCGATGAAGCTGATAACGCTAACGATGAAGTTCAAAAACGGATTGAAATAACTTTAAAGTCTGTTAATACAGAAGTGCCTGAAAACGAGACAGGCAAGTGTCTTTGGTGTGAAAAAATATTAAACGATAAGAGAAGATGGTGTTCTCCTATATGCCGTAATGAACATGAATATTATGCGAGTAAACTATGACAATTATAAAAGAAGATAATAGAGTTGGCCCTGGAGTTTGTTGTAAGTGTGGCGAGGACGCAAAGATTAACCACGGGGGCAAATGGTATTGTGCAGTAGAATCTAATATGGGTGTGATGAACTTAAAAGGATTTTGTATAAAAAAACGAAAGGGAAAACTTGAATCTAATAACGATTGACTTTGAAACATTTTATGATGTAGGGTTTAGCTTATCGAATCTAACAACAGAAGAATATATTAGAGATCCGAAGTTTCAAGTAGTTGGGTTCGCAGTCAAGATAGACGACGGCAAGACTAAATGGTATTCAGGTTCGCATGAAGAACTCAAGGCAGCACTTGATAAAATAGATTGGGATAACTCATTACTTGTCTGCCACAATATGCTTTTTGACGGTGCTATCTTAAGTTTTATATATAACATAACCCCAAAGATATACCTTGACACTTTGTGTATGGCTC